CTAGCACAGATTTTGCTGCACTTGGTATTCTGTGTGGAACCGGTGATGCAGTTCCTACCGCAATTGGTGGAGCAAACCAAAACTATAAAACAGACAAATTCGTTCATACATGGGGACATAAGTTGCATTTCGATACTGCAGGAAATTTGATCAGAACAAATGTATCTGCTGATGTTGCTGGATGTATTGCCAGAACTGACAGAGATTTCTATCCGTGGTATTCACCTGCAGGCAGAATCCGTGGTAGAATTCTAAATGTTGTTCGTATAGAGCAAAATCTAACAGATGCAGCACAAGATACTGCGTTTGATAATGGAATTAACCCAGTAGTTACCTTCCCAGGCGAAGGAACCATACTATTCGGGGATAAGACTGGTGCTCCAGATATATCTACTCTTTCTAGAATCAATGTTTCTAGACTATTTATCTTCCTCAGAAAATTATTGTCTCCTATCGCAAGAGCAATGCTTTTTGAGCAAAATGACGAAGGTACTAGAGCAAGATTCCGTCTTGCCGCAGATAGTGCATTGAATATAATTAAGGGTCAAAGAGGAGTAAGTGATTACAAGATCATTTGTGATTCTTCGAATAATACCCCCGATTTAATTCAACAAAGAGTATTTGTTGCTGATATCTTGGTCAAACCAGTAACAGCAATTAATTATGTAAGATTGACTTTCACAAATAAGAATTTGTCAAGTCCACTATAATTGATTATAAAGATTTAGCACAAATATAAGGGAGATCAAAAATGGCAACAGGAATAAGAGACTTTAGACACAATTTTTTCGGAACAAGACCAAATAGATTTAAAATTTCTGGTTCTTTTCCATCAGCAGTGACTAGCACAAATATAAGTAATCAACCAGCATCAGATACTACTGCAAGATTTGATGTTTATTGCAAAGCGACATCATTGCCCGGATCCAGTATAGGTGTAATACCTGTGGCCTGGCAGGGTAGAATTGTTAAATTTTCTGGCGAAAGAACATATGCTGATTGGTCAATTCAAATATATGATTCATCTACACCCGGTCAAGTGCTAAAACAAACATTTGAAACATGGATAAATTTGATGAATCACCGCGAAACGCATGTATTGGATTATAGTTTAACATCAGATTGGGTAGTTTATCACGGAGATGTGGTAAATTCCGTGGCAACTAGTGCAGATAGTGGACACACACAATCTCATGTACTTAGACATTGTTTTCCTATAGATATTTCACCAATTGATATGTCGTATGATATGACGGACACCTTTGCTGAGTTTACAGTGACGATGGCCTATGATTTCTGGGAACCAGGCGACGGAAATGGTGCTGCAACTCACCAACTTGACAATAAATACTAGAGTAACTTACAAGGAGAATTTTATATTATGGCATTCAAAGATATATTTGGTTTTTCGTTTAAAAAAGATAAGCAAGAATCTCCACAAAAAGAGAACGAATTTGGAGGGCTGGAACCACCTAAGTCCCAGCCCTCCTTTGTTACTCCTGAAGACTATGACGGAACATATGTCATAGAAGGTGGTGGATTTTTTAGTCAGTATTATGACTTTGGGGGTGCTCTCATACAAGAGAACACTCAAATACAGCAATATCGTTCATTAGCATTATATCCCGAAGTAGATAGAGCAATTCAAGATATAGTAAACGACTCAATTGTATTTGACGACAAATATGATTGTATAAAATTAGATTTAGATAATATCGATACTATATCCGATAATATCAAAACAAAAATACATCAAGAATTTAAAACTGTCAAAAAACTTTTAGATTTTAGTAACAAAGCAGACGACATTTTTAGAAGATGGTATATTGATTCTAAAGTATTTTTTCACATTATAATTGATACAAACCATCCAGAAAAAGGTATACAACAACTTAGATCTATAGATCCAACAATGATTCAAAAGGTCAGAAAAGTTGAAAAAGAAGTTAAAAATGTAAACCATGTTAATTTAGCATTAGTTAAAAATGTTGAAGAATTTTATGTTTATACTGATCTAGATAAAGACTCAGTAACACCAACAACAACTACTGGTATTAAAATATCAGTTGATTCTATCTGCTATGTTCACTCTGGGATAGTTGATAGCGGAAGTAAAAGAGTTGTAGGATATCTACAAAAAGCAGTAAGACCCGTAAATATGTTACGGCAAATAGAAGATGCTGTTGTTATTTACCGAATTTCAAGAGCACCAGAGCGTAGAGTATTTTATGTCGATGTTGGTAATCTGCCCAAACAAAAAGCAGAGCAATATATTTCTAGTTTGATGAACAAGTATAGAAATAAAATAACATATGATTCGAAAACAGGAGAGATTAAAGATGAAAGAAATCATATGTCTATGCTTGAGGATTACTGGATTCCCCGAAGAGATGGAAATCGTGGAACAGAGATATCCTTATTAGATGGTGGACAAAATCTGGGTCAAATGGACGATGTTGATTATCTTCTCAAGAAAGTTTATAGATCATTGAATGTTCCTATAAGCAGACTTGAAACCTCTACCGGGTTTAATATGGGAAGACAAGGCGAAATTACTAGAGATGAAGTCCAGTTCTTTAAGTTTATAGAAAAACTCAGAAAACGATTCTCATTCTTATTACTAGATCTTTTGAAGAAACAATGCCTTTTAAAAGGCATATTGACTCAAAATGATTGGAATAATTTGGCACAAGACATTCGGTTCGATTGGAACAAAGATTCACACTTCAACGAACTGAAGGAAAATGAAATAATGAGAGAAAAGGTTGATATGTTAAATGTAATGGCAAATTACACAAATCAATTCTTCTCTGCAAAATGGGTTCGTAAGCATGTTCTGAAACAAACTGACGAGGAAATTAACGAAATGAATCAGGAAATTGAAGAAGAACAGGCAAAAATTATGCAGCAACAAATACTACAACAGCAGATGAATCCTGAAGGTAAAGATCAGTCTGAGCAAATATAAATAATATATAGAAATAGGAGAAAATCATGTCAAATATACAAAAAGCAGTAAACAGCATTTTAAATAACAATTTAATAGAGGGCAAAAAATTAATTCAATCTAGTCTTTATGAAAAGATGGGAAAGCTCTTAGAGCAACAATTAGTTGAATTTGCTCCATCTGTGTTCAATGAAAAAATGGATACAGTCGGTGAAGAAGACGAAGACGTTGACAACGACGGCGATTCTGATGATTCTGATGAGTACTTAAAGAATCGTAGAAGCAAGATTTCTGGAAATATGACGAACGAAATGCATAACGACGAAGACGAGGATGAAGACGAGGACGAGGAAGAAGAAACTGAAGACGATGAGAATTATGAAGAAAATGAAGATGAATCAGAAGATGAAGATGAAGACGGCGATGAAGGAAAGAAAAAAGTCTATGAGTCTTTGACCGAAGAACAACTTCAAGAAACTCTTAATCAAATCATCGAACAAATCGAAAAAGAATCTGGTTATGAGTTAACACAAGAAGAAATAGAACAAGTAGTTGAAAGTTTTATGAACCAAAACATTTAAGGTAAACAAATGAAGCTAATAACTGAGACAACAGAAACAGTAAGATCAATAGTCGAGTCTCGTGAGGATGGAAAGAAAAATTACTTCCTCGAAGGTGTTATGCTTCAAGCAGAAACCGTAAATCGTAATGGAAGAAAATATCCACTACCTATTTTAGAAAATGAAATAGGCAGATATCATGAAAATTTTATAGTCAAGAAGAGAGCACTTGGTGAATTAAATCATCCCCAAGGTCCAACAGTAAATCTTGATCGTGTTTCTCACATGATCACTAATTTAAGTAAAAACGGAAACGATTTTATTGGTCGTGCAAAGATTCTTACAGAAACTCCAATGGGAAATATTGTAAAGAATCTAATTGATGAGGGTGCTTTGTTGGGTGTTTCTTCGAGAGGCATGGGTTCTCTTAAGAAAGTCAATGAAGTAAACGAAGTTCAACCCGATTTCTCTCTTTCTGCTATTGATATCGTTGCAGACCCCTCTGCCCCAAATGCATTCGTAAATGGCATAATGGAAGGAAGAGAATGGATCTGGGATAATGGTATTCTCAAAGAGAAAGTAATTGATGGATATCATAAAGAATTATCTAAAACATCTAAAAGAAATTTAGAAAAGAAAGCAATTTCATTATTTGAAGATTTCTTAAAAAGACTTTAATGAATACCAGTAAAGAAAACCTCTTAGAAATCAAAAAGTTCAACGAATGGAAGAGACACGATGAACTTAATGAAATAAGTTTTCGTGCTTCGCGGCCACGGTTTGCTGTAAATGCGATTGGTAGAGCAGGAGCAAGCCTTGTAGGTGGAGCAATAGGAGCAGTTCGAAATACAATAAATAGCATAAAACAAACAACACAAGTGGCAATGGATGCAGATCGAAATGTTTCTAATGTTTTAGATAGAACCTCTCCTCGACCCAGAGCAGGGAGCAGTGGAAAATTTATTAGTGATAGGCAATATTCATCAATGGAAGGTCAACGAGTAAAAAATGTAAGTGCAGCTGGTGATACATCAGTAAAATCATCTGTAATAGGCGGATTAAGAGGCGCACAAAGTGCAATACGAGCAGGGGTCCGTGGAGTTAAAATGATGAGTAATATGGATTCTGGCAAAAAAACAGCATTAGGCAGAGTAACAAGTGCCATTGCAAATGGAGTTGTTGATAAAATGGTAAGCACAATTCATAGTTATGATCCTGGAAAAACTACTGCTCAAAATAGAAAAAATAATTCAAATGTATCACTCGGTTCACATATTATAAAAAGATTAATAAAATAAGTACACAATCGTATTGTGAAAATTTAGTTTATACTAAATATAAATGCCAAAATATGGAGGAAATATATCATGCAAGATAACACACAACAAACAAATATGGGCTTCTCATCAACAAATCTATACAGCGATGCAAACGGAAGAGGCGCAGTACTCGGTACGCTGCAAACAAACGGTAATGCAGAATTAAATAAATCAACACTCAGACCAAATGGTAGTGTTGCCGCTGCAGCTGCTCAAATGCAAGGAAATCCACAAGTAGGTGAAGTGGATGATGAGGAAGCAATGACTCAGAACGAACAATTAGAAGTAGACATCAATGATGCACTCAATGCAATCTTTGAGGGCGCAAATGCTTCTCCTGAGTTTGCACAAAAGATTAAAACAATATTTATTGCTGCACTTAACGAGAAAGTTTCAATCATCGAGCAATCGATGTTAGAAGCAACAAAAGAAATTATTCAAGAGAAGTTACAAGATAATGTTTCTTCTATAGTTGAACACGTTGATCAATATTTGACTTATGTTGTAGAAGAATGGTCAACTGAAAATAAATTGGCCATTGAAAATGGTTTCCGTACAGAGATCGCCGAAAACTTTATTTTGGGTCTGAAAGAATTGTTTGAAAACAGTTTCATTGATGTCCCTCAAGAGAAGTACGACGTATTAGATGATCTGTTTGCTGCAAATGCTGAGTTGGAGAAGGCTGCAAATTCAGCATTAGCAGAAAACATGGATCTAAAGAATCAACTACTTGCTCATCTCTGCGCTGAATCTTTCATCGAAATGAGTAATGGGTTAGCAGACACAGAAGTCGAAAAACTCGCAAAACTTTCAGAAAATTTAGAATTCAATAGCGTTCAGCAGTATGCTGATAAAGTAAAAATTCTAAAGGAATCATATTTTGGTAAGAATAATGGAAATAATAACACATTAGCACCAAATTATATCACAGAGGAAACAACCACACCAAATACAAAACCAACAGGTTCTGATCCAATTATGGAAGCGTATGCAAGAACACTTAGCAGTCAGTTAAAATTAACAAATTCTAAAAAGTAATTTAGAAAAATAAAAATCACTACATAGTATACAAGGAGAAAAAGATGGACTTTAACACAACAACACCGTATGACACATTAGTAGAAAAATGGGATCCAATTATAAATCATTCGGATCTTCCAAATATTGGAGATGTACATAAGCGCAGAGTAACTGCAGTTCTCTTAGAGAACCAAAAGAGGGCTCTCCAAGAGCAAATGCTCACAGAAGCACCTGCCAATGCAATGGGTGGTGGATTCAGCGTTTCTGCTGCCACCTCTTCTGCAGGTAACCTCGCAGGTTATGACCCAATTCTCATCTCGTTGGTTCGTCGCGCCATGCCGAACGTCGTTGCTTACGACATCGCTGGTGTTCAACCAATGACTGCACCAACAGGGTTGATCTTCGCAATGAGATCAAGATAT